GTGTCTGCTGCCGCAGATACTGCGCGCCAAAATAATCTGCTTTCTCAGGCAGACCGGGATCGTGTCAGCAATCTTATTACTAATAAATCTCTGTCTCCTGACGAACTTATGAATCGTCTGAATGGCGTTGTCGAAAAGAACAAGCAGGGGCAGGCCGCGCAGACCCCCGAAGACGCGATAACTGCCGCTGCGGAAGAACTATACAAACCCGATATTGAAGAGAGGGCGGCGGAAGCCGCTCAGGCCGTACAGGCGCGGTGGCAAAACGAGGATGTGCGCTATCGCGCCGCACCGGAAGGAACACCTGTTGGCCGTCCTGCGTCGGAAGTCTCGGACCATATTGATGATATCACCAAGGGCTGGAACTCAGACCTTGATGTTAAAGTTGTGCAGGGCGTAGACGACCTACCCCCGCGTCTGGCGGAAGTTGTAAAGCAGCAAGGCGCGGATAAGTCACCGGGGCTCACACTACGCGACGGCAATACTGTGTATATGATTGCTGATAATCTCGGGGATAACGCTGACGTTGCCGCAACGCTCTACCATGAGGCTTTGGGTCATGCGGGCTTTATGCGTACTTTTGGTAACAAGCTGGATTCCGTTCTTCAGGGAATTTATAAATCGAACGAAAAATACCGGGCTGCTACCGAAGCGTGGCGCGCTAATAACCCCGGTGCCTACGAAGGCGCGGCCAACCCGCATCTCAGAGCATTGGAAGAAGTTATCGCGCATGAGGCTGAAGCGGGCAGGATATCAGCCCCAGTCTGGGATCGTGTTGTTAGTGCGGTAAAAGATTTTGGCCGTAAGCTCGGGTTCAAACTGGATTACAGCAATAGAGAAGTTCAGGCAATTCTGGCTCGTGCGCACGACAATATTATTGGCGGCGGTAAAAACGCTAAGGCTACAACTTCAGAAGGACCTGCATTTGCTAGGCGTCAGGCGGCTATCGTTAAGGCAAATAAAATAAACAGGGACGCCGAAGAAACCACAAATAAAGTCAAAACCGCCACGACAAATAGAGAAACCAACGTATCCGCTGGCAAGCTCATGTCAGAGGTGCGTAACGTAGAAGATGCCCATAGGCTGTTTAAAGCGGGGCTCAATGCATGGTCTACTAACGCTCGCGAGCTATTTCTGAAACTCTTTATGAACAAGGACATCTACCGCGCGGGTGTTACTGACGCTTATTATTTAGGTAAACAGAGGGCTATCGAAGAATCCAGAGCATTAGTTGCTTCTGGCAAGCCGGGACTGACCGCCGCCCAGATAGAGAAGAGGGCGCAGGATAACGTTACTAGTCTTGGGGGTATTAAAGAAGCCGACGCCTTACACGACAAGCTGAATGCCCAGCGGGCTAAATACATTAAAGAGGTAGACGCTATCAAGGATAACTGGTCCAAGACCATACGTAAAAACAAGGCGGATGATGCGGGTATTGCAGACCTTATACCGACCTCGACGTTGAACCGATTCAATCCCAGCAAACACGCTAGCCTCGCGGACGCTATTCGCAACGACAAAATACTAAACGGGGACAAGGTCACACCTGCGCTTACCGGCAAAGAAGCCGTGGCGCGGCAGAATCAAATCAAGCAGACATGGGACATGCACGATGCCCTGTCGCCAGAAGGCAAGAAAATATACAAGTCTGTAATGGACCGGTATGAGCAGACATTTAACCGGTATTATGACCTGCTCGCAAAGACCGTTAAGGAGTCCGGCTTAAACGACACCGACAAAGCGGAAGCGTTAAAGAACGTAGATAAAATGTTCTCTGAGGCGCGCAGAATATCCGTGTACGCCCCGCTGTCGCGCTTTGGTGAGTATTGGTTTCGCGTAGGCACCGGGGCTAATTCCGAAGTGCAGTCGTTCGATAGCCAAATCGCGCGTAACGTAGCACTGGCCAAGCGCGAAGAAGAACTGAAAGCTGCAAAGGATACCCGCCCTATAGAGCAAGGCAACAGCATGTCCGAGCTACGTTCTAGTGCCGTGCGCAACGATGACTTGCTCAAGAACATATTTGACACGCTGAATAAAAACACTGACGTGAACTCTGACGCGCTTAAAGATCAGATTTTTCAGATGTATCTGTCTACGCTTCCGGGCAAAAATATCCAGAAGAGCTTTATTCACCGTGCGGAACGCGCTGGTTTTAGCGGGGATTCCTTCCGGGCGTTCGTAGCGCACGAGTACAGCGCGGCTAACCAGCTTTCAAGGCTGGAGTATGCGGGGAAGGTACGTAAAGAACTAGACGGGGCTGCGGCGGCGCTTAAAGGCAACCCCGACAAAATTCGGCTTCTGCAATATGTGAATGCAACCAAACGTAATTTGGAGCGGGAGCTAAGTGCTCCTCCGCAAAACGTCTTGGACCGCATGGCGACTTTGGGCAGCAAGGCGTCTTTTATTATGCTGGTATCCCCGCCACATGTGGCGCTTATGCATGCCTTGCAGATGCCGGTTCTTGGGCTCCCGTCTATGGTTGCTAAGTTTGGTGCGGCAAAAACGTTTAAGACTATGGGCAGGTATATGAACCTGTTTAATAGTATGGGCATACCGACAAAAGATGTTGACGGTAACGTGTTCTATCGGTACGGCCAGCCGTCTGTTCGTGATTCTAAGTACATAACGAACCACCCAGACGCAGCGTATAAGCAGAAGCTTATAGACGGTTTTAACTGGGGTGCCGATAACGGCACGTTTAGTAGAACACAAGGTTCAGACTTATCGGCGCGCGCTAGCACGGCTACTTCAGAATATGAAGGCCCGATAAGCCGGGGCGGACGGGCGGCATATAACTTCATAACGGGTTCGTTGCACCATGTGGAGCGTATGACGCGGGAAATTACCTTTATGTCCGCGTACGAAATGGAATTGGCAAAGGGTACTCCGTGGGAGAAAGCCGCTGAAAAAGCGCGTAGCATGACCGATGAAATTCTGTTCGACTGGTCAAACGTTAATAAGCCTTGGGTGATGAAAGCCAACCCAGTTACGCGTATCGCCACGCAGTTTATGAGCTGGCCAATTCAGATTACTTCGTTCTTGGGGCGCAATGGGGTTAATATGCTCCGGTCTCTTCCTGCTGAAGACCGTAAAGAAGCTGCTATAAAGTTCTTTGGTACTCTCGGCATGATGGCAATGTTTGGCGGCGCATCCGGTATGCCGGGGTCTAGTGCCATACTTGGCTTCGCAGACGGCATTAGGCATATGCTTCCACAGGAAAATAGCGATGATCCGGAAAACCCGTTAGCCACTCGGGACCTTAAGTTGTGGTTCCACGATGTATTCCTGCCCAAATATTTTGGGCGCGATAGTAGTCTGGCTAATGGCCTAGGTCTTACAAACGAACAAGCAGATACACTGGAACTAATGGCGGATCGTGGTCCAGTGTCTGCGCTTACTGGTATTGACGTAGGCCCGTTGGTCAGCATGGACAACATGTTTTTCCGCGATGAAACGCCGTCGAAGAATTACCGCGATGCCTTTACTAGGTTTATGCTCGAACATCTCGGTGGTCCGACAGCTAGCTTGGGTATGAACATGGCTACTGCTGCGGACTATTTTGACAAAGGCGATTTCCAGCGCGGCACAGAAGAGATTATCCCTGCGTTTGCCCGCAATATTATGAAGTCTGTTAGGTATGGTACTGAAGGCAACCTGACGCCTGAAGGTGAGGAAGTACGCAACGCTGAGTGGTATACGACAGGCAAACTGCTAGCGCAGAGTGCCGGTCTCGGGGCTACCGAAGCTGCGCAGATCGAAAAGCGTAATATCGAAGCCAAATCTATGGTGAATGAGATAGAACAAGAACGCACGGATGTGCTTAACAACATAAACCGTGCTTATGCCAGCGGAAATACCGACGCTTATATAGCCGCACTGAATGCAGTTACCGATTATAACGCTCGCAACTACATGCTACCCATTACGGGTTCTTCCATATCTAAGTCGCTGACCAGCCGCGTTAAAGCCCGCACTATGTCTATGCAGGGTTACGCACCTCCAAGGCAGTTATACCCCTACGTGCAGACGTTGTTTGCGCCGACAGAAGACGAAGTTTCAGATACCCAGCAATAAAAAACCCCCTGCTGTTAGGCAGGGGGCAAGTCAAACCAATACCGAGAGGAGCAACTCTCTCGGGGGTAAACTTAGTTTACATACGCCAGATGCGCAACCCGCGAATTCCACTCTCTATTACGACCTTTACAAGTATTTTAATCCTCAGGCGGCGTGTGGTCTGCCTTACCGCCTTTCCAGCCTGCACGTAGTTTAGACACGGTATAAATATAGACCGCCCGCGCCGAAACGCCTGCCAGTTAATGTTGTAGTTAACTCCCTCCACCATCATCGTCCGCCGCCTGTACGATCTTGCCCATGTTAATAAAGTCGGGGTGGGTCATATCGAGTACAAGACAGTGCACCCCGGGTAGGACAACCTTCATACCCTTAGTTATACGCTGGGTGCCGGAGTGAACCAACATGCCCTTGTCCTTTAGCTTCTTTACCGTCTCGGCGTAGTTGATCTGCATCTTGGTGCAGTCGTCCTTGAACCGTTTAGAGACTACAAACAGCTTGTTGGTATCCGGCTCAAACCGTACTACCAGCTCTCCTCTAGGCTCCTGCGTAGGCAGCATAGCCATGTTGGACCGGCGATCAACGCTGGCGTTAACAACCAGCGTGTTCTGGACATGCCGGATAGAGAAGTCAGCAATCACGCTAGCCACGTCGATAACCGGAGCGACAACTTCTCCACGCATACCGTTAAGAGTTGTCGTAGCCGTAGCGTATATGCGCTTCATATCCCAGTCGATGAGCCCAAGGTTACGGGCTATCAGCCCCCCGGCAATGTTGGCACCGAACGCTGCGGACCAAATACGTTCCCGCTGGGTCAGCTTAAGCTCCCGGTCAATCTTGGCCTGTATGCTTACCGCACAGTCTTTACACTCTTCGAGGTTGTTAACTAGGTACTGGGCGTATATATCGCCAGCGCGACCATAGTTTTCCATCAACTTGTGGTCGAACATATCTTTGGCGAAGGCCGTATTAAGTGCCATCTCTGGGGGTACTGAGTCCAGCGTGTATTCGATCAGGCGCATCATCTCGCCTTCCGGTGCTGTCTTCAGCAGTTCAAGCTTTTCGTAGAATGACGCATTAGAGCTACAGACCGAAATACAGGCCCACGAAGTGAGGTTATTACGCATCTCGTTGGTGGACTGCTTGACGCGATCTTTGCCACGTCCCTGTGTCATGTTGTAGGCCAGCTCGGAGAATTCCTTGGGCTCCGTGTTGGTCATCTCGTCAACGGTGAACGGCAAGTGGTTCATAATACCCAACCGCAAAATCTTGGCATTCAGGGTGTCTGCCTTGACGGCGCAAAGCCGCTTAGGGTGCCCGTAAACACTGTTAATCATATGCAGCACGGTAGTCTTGCCGGTGCCGGAGCGCGGGCTAAACAGGTTAAAGATAACGCCGTTCTGGCCCAAGAACTTAAGTAGCGGAGAACCAAAGGCAGACAGCGCCGCCAGCGCATAAGGCTCCATACCGGGCTTGCCGTACAGGGCGAAGATTTCCTTCCACATATCCAGCGTGCCAACCGCATGCATATTTTCTGCGATGTTGCTGGTAGTAGAGGACGGCGGGCTGTGGAAGATGCCGTCCTTGGTGATCTCCCGGTCACCGATAATAAACTTGCTGTCGCCATCGGCCCAGCCAAACTGTAGTCTCATGTGTTCTGCCTTTCTCGTATCTTGAAATTCATCAATAAACGCCTGAATGAGTTCAACCATCAGGTCGTATCTTTTCTTGCTGCACATGACGCCATGCGCCGCCAGAGTTTTTTTAAGCTCCGTAGGGTCCGCGATATTTCTGTTTGGGATTACGAAGGTACGTACGCCGTCTTTCCGCAGGTGCAACTTAACAACTACAACGTCACCTTGGTTCGGGTCCCACATACGCTTAGACACGTATATGTCGTTCCTGTAGACGAAGATATCTTCGGCTTCTTCCTTGTACGGCCTGCGGTAAACACCCCCATTCGCACCGCGAAAGAACGGCTCCGGGTACTTAGGGATTTTATACGCTACCGCATCGGCTTGAACTACTACTTCTTCCTTGGCCTCGGCTATCTCTTTGCCCAGCACGATAGGGCTGGTGATCTTGTCTTTGGACGGGCAGCCGTCGCACCCGCCAGCATTGTTCTTGGCAAACTCCCGACAGGTATGCGGACCTAGTATGTGCCTGATCTTGGCTTCAGTGCGGTCAGGGTTATAGTCTGGGTACCCTTCCGACAACTTGTGTATAGCCGTGTCTTTGTCGACGCAAAACTTGGCCACAGATAAGGCGTCGAACCAGCGAACTTCTGACAAGGTTTCCCGGTTCTGGTAGCAGTCTAATAGCTGCTGGCAGCCTTCGCCCTTCGCGCTGCGGCGCATAATCTTGGCAAACTTATGCAGGTTATTAGCCTGCATGGACTTCGCATATTCGCTAAGCTCGCGTTTTGGCGGCGCTGTCGCGGGTACAACTTCTTTTACGCCGAGCAGTTGTTTAAAGTATTCGTACCCAACAGGCTCGTTCTCAACGAGAACTGTCACTTCGATAGGAGGGTCATCCTTGAAATTCAAGGTGCCGGGGATGCGCAGTATGCGCGCAACTTCGAAGACCGCTGGGTCGACATAAAGTTTATGGGTATCGCAAAGCTGCTGTAGCCTTTCGGCTACGGGCTCCCACTGCTCGCGGGATACGGCTTCCGTAAGCGGCCAGTATACGTGCAGGCCGCGACCCGAGTTGACGATGATCGGTTCAGGTAAACCGACAAGCTCACAAAAACCTTTTAGAGCTTGCAGCCCAGCAAGCTGGTCTATGTAGCCATCGGGCCTACCGGTCTTCTCGTCAACCCGGGCCTTGGCCTCCCCGCAATCTATGTCCAACCAAAAAGCCTTGAGGCTCTGTACGTTGTCTTTCCTGCGGTTGTCGTCTGTCTTATACTTGGCAACACCGAAGAACACATTACGGCGCTGCTCCGCAAAGTCCGCAGCTATGTCGTCTACTTCTTCTCTGGTCTCTGCAAACTTTTGTACTACGCTTTTGTCCTTGATCCCTACGACGGCAAACCAGCCGCCGTCCGGTTGTACGGCGCTAAGGAGATCAAAGTTGGACATGTGTTAGTTGCCAAGAATAGCGAGGAACTTTGCGATATGGCCGGATACGGCTGCGTTAGGAGTACTGAACCCACAGAACCAGTTGTAGATCGTCTGTCTACTAACGCCCATCTTGGCGGCAACTAGGGACACAGGGATATCGCGCTTAATGCACACCCTGCCTAGCCGCACGCCAAGATGCCGCCTGTCGGCTTTTTTGTTTAGGTTAGCAACCCTAACGCTGTAGCTGTGGCTCATGGTTAATCGTCAGCGCCCCAAGCGTCGACCACATCAGACAATGACTTCTTCCCAGCAGGAGCGGCGTCCGCAGACTTCTTGTTGCCGCGCTTAACCGGTTCGTCGCTTTCATCCGGTTCATCACTGCGGGTAACCTTAGCCTTGGGCTTTTCTTCAGCAGCGGCGGGCTGCTTCTTAACGCCGTCAGCCTGAGCCACTGTGATCGCCGTGTACATCTTGGTTTCGGGCTTGGCCTGAGCAGCGCGGACCAGTTCGTGCTCTTCGTCGCTGATATTACGCACCGGGGCAAACAGCAGCTCCATAGTGTCAGCGTTGGAGTCGAAGCTGATATTGGTCACCACGTTGTCAATGCCTTCGCCGTTAGAGCTAAGGAACTTGGTATAGCTCTCGAACGGATGCGAGTTACCGGTGCCCTTGCCAAACAGAGACTTGGCGGGGATATTAAACTGGTACACGTCACCTGACGGATCATCCGCAAGCAAGACGGCAACACGGCGCTGGTAGCGGCAAGCCTTGCCGCCGTTCTCACCCGAACCTTTAACGTTTTGCGGGCAATCCGCACAGTTACTATGCTGCGGGTCCTTTGCGGCGGCTTCGGGCTTGTCGCCACGGTTAGACCAGCAATTAGGCAGCGTAGCTTCCTTGTTGGGATCAAACTTCTCGGCGTAATAAATACGCGACACTTCCTGCAGCGAATTGATGATAATGACGTTAAGCTCGCCGCGTACGGCGTTGCCGACCTGCTCACCGTTGACGATGCGCTTGAAGGTGCCGTTGGTGTTAGTCTGAATACGGCGGTTGGTGGTGGTCTTGAACATGGACTTAGCGAAGTCGCTAAGCTCACGCTTCTGGGTGCTGACTGCACCGGTTTCCTTAAAGATCGTGACGTTTGTAGCTTTGCTCATGTTACTTCCTCGTAGGTTTGCGGACTTGTATTACGAATTTACGTTCTGCTTGCAGTCCGATGGGGAGCGTGTCCGGGTTCTCCTCAAGGAACTGTTTCATATGGTTGTTATGGATGCGCTGCTCCAACAGGTACATGGCATCATGGTCTTTGATGAACTGGTACATAGACGGCCAGTCACTCGTCCAGTAGCGGGATTGAACACGCCGGGACACAGTACCAGCATTGGTCTTAAGACCATCTAAGCCTTGTTCGGCGCAGACGGTGAGCAGTTGGTTGCTGAGTAGATCAAGCTGCTCCTTAAGGTCGCCTATTTCTTGTTTGTGCTGGTCTTCTTTTTCTTCGATAGCTTCGCGCAGCCTAAGATACGCTGTAACTATCTGCTCTACGTTTTCTGACATGGTTGCTCCTCTAACCGGGAAGGCAACCTATATCTCTATTTGACAATGTCAAGCGCCATCGGAAAGTTCTTGGCGGTACAAATCAATTATTTTTGCGTGGTTAGTGATATTGTTTTGTAGCATGTTGTACAGGCGGCTTTCAACCTCGCTGCCTTTGATATGCACAATGGTCATGGCATTTTTCTGCCCGGGCCTATCGATGCGGGCGTTAGCCTGCAAGTAAGTTTCAACGGAAGTTACCGGAGCATACCAGATGATGGTGTTCGCTGCCGTCAGCGTCAATCCGTGGGAGGCCGCCTGTGGTTGGATAATGAGCACGCGGGGCTCGGGTTGTTCCTGAAAGCGGGTGATAATGTTAGCCCGCTTGTTCACGGACACGGCACCGTTAATAATTTCGGATGTAATACCGTGCTTGTCAAACG